CAGAAGTTTATGGTATAAATACTGGCTTCCATAATGTCAAAAAGGATGGGGATAATTTAGTTCTCGAAATTCCCGATACAAAGGGTCTACACCAGATTGCCGTAGGACCAAAGAAAGTCGGGACTGGGACAAGTAAAATTGTTCCGTCTCGTTTTTCCGGCAAATTGTGGGACATCAAGACGAAGCCCGCTCATCTAAAGAACTTTACAAACCCTGATGGGGTCAAGATCGACCCTATTGAGATTGCTAGAGTAAAGTACGCTCATGATGAGATTCATATTGATGACTCACTTCTACAACGAAGTTATCCAATTGTTAAACGATTGTCATTGACCACAAACAAAGTTAAACCATGGTTGCCCCGGGTACTCACTTTTGATGAGGCCATAAACGGTATTCCTGGTGAGGAGTTTGCTGGTGCTATTGATAGATCAACTTCTGCAGGGTTCCCTTTCACTGAGATACATAAAGGTAGCGGTAAACGTTACTGGATCGGTGATGTGGGATCCCATTTAAAAGCAGTTGGTTGGTTGGATTTACTTTCACGTTGCCGAAATATTATTGAGAAAGCGAAAAGTGGTATCAGAGTGACACATGTTTACACTGATTTTCCCAAGGACGAAAGAAGACCTTTGCAAAAGGTAGACGCTGGTAAAACACGTCAAGTTTCTGGTAGTCCTTTAGACTACACTATAGTTTTCAAAATGTATTTTGGTGATGCAGTGAGACACTTTATGAATAATCGCATCGTAAATGGTATGGCTGTCGGGATTAACCCATTCACTGAATGGGATAGTTTAAAAGACCACTTGATCTCGCACTCACAAAAACGTCGCCTAACTGCAGGTGACTATAGTGGGTACGATACCAAACTCCCAGCCAAAATTATGATGTTAGTATTAGACATTTTTGAGTCTTACTATCACAATGCCTCTAAAGAGGATAGATTGGTTCGTTATGTCCTTTGGCAGGATATTATAAATTCGATCCATCTAAATCGTGGTGTCATGTATGAATGCTTTGGCTCTCAAGCCTCAGGTAACCCTGGCACCGCCCCTTCCAATTCTATTGCCAACTTATTCATCCTTATTACCTCAATAGTTGACCAAATTGATCCTTCTATGGACCGAGATATTTTGAATAATGTTTCTTTCATAACGTTTGGTGATGATAATGTTCTTAGTTATACTAAACAATTTGAAAGTTTCTGTAATCAAAAGAGTCTTGCAGCATCTATAAAGAAGATCTTCAAGATGGAATATACTGTTGAAAGTAAGGATGAGCGTGATGTGACAACTCGTGACATAAGCGAGGTTACGTTTCTGAAACGTGGCTTTCGGTTGGTCAACAACGAAGTCCATGCACCTCTAGAATTAGATGTCTTGAAAGAGACATTGAATTGGGAGAAAACTAACTCTTTAAGCAGTGAAATGCGCTTACGCGTTGAAGCTGTTTTATTTGAGCTTAGCGAACACGGTAAAGATGTGTTTGATTTACATGCACCCGTTATCGTGTCAAACTGTGTTCAGTTCTATAACTATACACCAATAAATAGCGATTACAAAACTGCTGTTCAAGGTGAATATGGTTTAAACTATTAGTCTTAAGGTGAACTGTAATAATTGATCTTGAATAACACACCGAGACTTACTTAATACCTGATATCTTTATATCAAGATGGGTAGGAGAAACACCAATATCTGTAAGATCTAATCACTGTGGTAGCCGACTTCTCCACTTTGATGAAATACCAAAGTTGCTTCAAATATAAATAATCAAAATAATATCTTAATATCCAATGATGATCAAGGTCTTCAACCAATTACACAACCTAATATACCTGGTACAACCAAAATCACCGGTTCCGATGTAGGCGTCGTCAACGACTTGCAAGTTACCGCGGCTGGCACAACTACTTTTGTGGATGATGCGGCCGTTGTTTCCTCCCAAGTTCGAGACACACCTTCTATACAACGCATGGGACCACCTCCTGTTGATGAAGGAAGTATCTCTGATTTCTTTGCAAAACCTAGACTTCTTAAGCATGGTACATGGGCTACAAGTAATGGTGTTTTATCCGAGTTGAATTATCTTGATATTTACACGGAACTCATTAATCATAGTGTGTGGAAAAAGAAACTTGATGGTTACAATCTTATTCGTGCAACTGCGCACGTTCGTGTAGTCCTCAATGCCTTACCTTTTCAACAAGGTAGGTTGATTCTCAGTTTTATTCCCAACCAATCTATTCGTGATGTGACTATGCTCAAAGATTCAGCTTTTAGATACTCTTGTAGATGTCAGGTAACCCAATTACCTCACGTCGAGTTAGACTGTAGAAGTACGACTTGTGAACTCAAAATTCCATTCGTGTCCCCTACTACTCACATAAATGTTTCGAATCCTCTGTTCACATGGGGCACTGTGTCCCTTCGTGTTCTTTCACCACTTTTAGTTGGCACAGGTAGTAATACTGTCAATTATTCTATTTTTATGCACTTCACTGATGTCGATTTGGCAGCTCCTAAATTTGTTGCTGAGTCCGGCATGAGATCCACAATACCCAAAACTAAAGCCAAAACCTTGCGTTCTGGAGGGATACTTGATAGTGAGGAGCCATCTGGGCCTGTTTCCTCAGCACTTGCTGCTGTTAGTCAGACCACAGATATTTTAACTGAAGTTCCAGCCTGGCGCTGGTTAGCGGCTCCGGTGAGTGTTCTCACGCGGGGCTTAGCTCATCTAGCATCAGCCTTTGGGTTTTCAAAACCTCTAAACAATCAAGTTGTTACC